CAGTATAAGGATAATGCCTATGTTGGGAGTTCTTTTGAAGTGAACCTTGATATGGTTGTGATACAACGTTCTACATTCAATGTGAATAAGATAAACATTAATTGTACTATTGGTGATATCGTTATTTTTAAGAATGATGAGTTTTCCTATATTGGAATACTTGAAAGTACTGAGACAAAAGACAACAGAACTATAGTGAAAACGTTGGACTTTAGAGAGATATTTAATATAGGCGTTCCTGTTTCTAGTTTCAATGGTGATTTGGCAGATTACTTATATCAAATAATACAATCCAATTTTAAGACAAACAATGATGGTAGTCAGAATCTACCTTATTTAACAATAGTAAAAGAAGCTAGTGCTAGTGGTACTCTGACTTATGAAACAGACAAGATTGAATCATTATCAAAACTATTCGAATTAATATCAAAAGGATATGGGATTAGTTACTCAACAGATGTTACATATTTGAGAGGTAGAATTACTGGAATGCTTTTTAAAATAATAAATGTTCAACAAGGATTAGTGATGAAGAGTACTTATTCATCGATATTAAATGTTGAAACAAATGATTCGACATCACAGCTCATAAATAAAGTCGTGTTTTATCCAAGAAGTGATAATCAATTACACACATCACAAGTAGAATATTATTTACTCAAAAGTGGTGATATTACATCAAATAGAGATGATGAAAATCGATATCTCAGTGTTATGTTGAAGTCATTTGTTTATTCGGATAATGATTATGAAACACTAGAAACAAAGGCTAGAAGTGAAATGGTATCATCCAAGCTCGATCATAATATAACGTTTAGACTTGATTTTAATAATAAGGTGTTTAAGTTGTTTGATAACGTAAACCTTGGTGACTATATATCGTTCATTCATGAGGGAAAGACTTATGAATCTATCGTGACAGGAGTTAAATTCAAAGATACACTGAAACATGCAATTATTACTCTTGGAGAATATCGAGTAAAACTTACTGAGAAAATACAGCTACTCAGCAAAAACAAAGAATCATCAGTAAGTAATGTAACAATCATGAATACTGATTTAGATGGAGGAGAGTTTTAATGGGAGTACAAAAGATTACATTTGAAGGTGGAAATGTAACATCAAAGATAGATGCAGATTTATATCATCATTTATTTTCAGGTGATGTAGGGATATTACAAAACTTAAAAGGTGAATGTCAATTCACATTGGCAAATAATACCATTACGTTTAGTGATGGTTATATTTCTATTTATGGAAGAGTTATTTATGTTGAGAATTTAACAACTATTGGTATCACTCCTGATTCAATTAAATCAGGATATGTCGTACTTGGAATTAATACATCAACTAATGATGTAACAATTTACTTGAAGGAACAAGCAGGTGGATACCCAAGTTTAACTATAACGAATTTATTAACAACGGATGGATTATATGAGTTTGTGTTATGTGCATATACAAAAACCACAACATCAGTCACATTAAATAATAGTTTTGAAAGAGATTATGTATCAAAAGATATTGTTAAAGTAAATGATTTAAGAACTGAGATTAATGATAAGTATTTACCTTCTACAAGAGGTGTTACTAAAGTTTCAAATGGTGTATATCAAATGTCAGGAACTAACTCAGGTGAGTTAATTCAATCTATTATTTATGTAGTTATCAGTAATAACACAATTGTTGTGTTCCCTGGTGATCTATTATTTATAGGTACAGGATCAAACAAGACAATCTCATACAGAGTAGGAAGTTATGATTATTCATTGGATTTAGCATATGCAGATGGAGTATTAACACTAACATGTGGTAGTGCAATACATGAAATTACCACAATTCACTTAAAAAAATAGGAGGTAATTTATGGCCACAATTCAAATAAAAAGAAGAACAACAGCAGGTACAGGACCACTTGTAGGCTCTACTGGAACAGTAAAAGCAGGAGAACCACAAGTTGATTTTAATGGTGAACATTTATATATATCAAAAGCAGATAAGGTAGCTAGTGCAGGTACTCCCTTAGCTGAAGCAGATTATCTAAAGATACCAGGTGTAAATAAAGTTAATACACAAATTGATTCAAAGATAACTGCTTTAAGTTTAGGTACTGTAGCTACAAAGAATACAGGAACTGGTAATGGAAACATTCCAATCCTGGACTCATCAGGTAAACTATCTGACAGTGTAGTACCAAAAATAGCAATGACGAATACTTATGTAGTTGGAAGTCAGAGTGCAATGTTAGCTTTATCAGCTGCACAAGAAGGTGATGTGGCTGTAAGAACAGATTTGAATAAATCCTATATCTTAAAAACTGCAGGATACAGTACACTTGCAAACTGGCAAGAGTTACTTTCACCTACTGATGCGGTTACAAGTGTGAATGGTTCAACTGGAGCAGTTACAATCTCATTAGCAGGATTAGGTGGTGTTGCGTTAACTACATACAACACTCATGTTGCATCTAATGTTCATTTAACTGCAGACCAAAGATCTATATTAAGTAATGTCTCAGACGTAAAAATATTTGAAAGTGATGGAATAAGTTTAGCTTCATCAGGAACAGATTATGCAAACAAAGTAATTGCAAATGGACTAGTATATTTTCCAGTTGTTGACTCAAATTATACTCCAACAAGAATTACTTATCGATTAGGTATTGATGATTCAAAAGTATTATCACCCTCTTCAGTAATTGATGGTGGAACTTATTAATGCCAACGATAAGAGTTAAGAGGGGGACAACAGCACCTACCACATCAAACTTAACGAATGTTGGTGAGTTAGCATTTGATTATAGTAATAATGCATTATATGCACGTGGTTCTTCATCAGTTATAAAAATTGGTGGAGAGCTAGAAAAAGTATATTTTTACCAGGGATATGGTTATACAAGAACAATCACTTATAACTTTGATCCTGATTACATTTATAAGATTCATATAATATCAACAACTAAGGGAACTTCAGCTGATACATCAGATACTTATATTTACTATAGAACTTCAGTTAGTAGTAGTTTGTATGGTTCATACATTAATCATCACTTAAATACAGAGAATACAATTCATGACAGACGAGTTGGTAAGAATGCAACTGCGAAATACATTGAAGACAGTTATCAAACCGGACCAACAATCACTAGTGGAATCACTAAAGTTATTGATTTTGAGATATCACCAACATTCCATGCAAATTACTTAGATACACAAGTGTGGGTAGCTTATGGTAAAAGTATAACGACATTATCCGCTCAAGGTGATGGTTCAATAAAAATGGTTGATTTCGTGCATACAGCGTATGGTGATCTAGGACAACTATACATAAATACAGGTATGTCGATTGGTTCACCAGACAGTATGTCTATTACGATTTATAGAATGAGGAGGAAATAACCTTATGGCAATAATAAAAGAGTTAGAGACTAAATTTGGAATCGAAGCTTCTTATCATAGAATAACTGCATTTAACATAAGTTATTCAAGAAAGAAGATTGTTATTTGTGTGGCTAGTTACATTTCCAAGGAAACCAGGAGCTCCATGAAAGATCCAATAGAAGAAATAGATATTGAGATTCCTCAAAGTGATTTTACTCAGTTTTTGGATGTGAATCCAATTGAGCAAGCATATACTTGGTTAAAACAGAATGTCATTGGTTTTGAAGATTCTTTAGATGATTTAGATGTTATTGAACCACCTATAGTAGAAAGTGAGGAGATACCAAATGAATAGTAACATTAACTTAGTAAAATCAATATTCCCAAATACTGAAATACTATTCATGTATTATTCAGGTTCAAAAGGATATGGATTTGAAGATGAAAACAGTGATATTGATATTACTGTAGTACTCGATGGTTTTAAGGGATCTTTGCATCTTCAACTAGGTAGTATCGATTACTTTGCATTCTCTAAAGATGAGTACATCAAAAGACAGAACTTTGATGAAACAGTAATTGATTACTATAAAAGTGCAACTGATGACATATTAGTTCCTGAAGATAAAATTATTTACTTAGATACTAGTTTTGAAGTAATATATGAGAACTTGAAGAATTTCGAAGTAAAATCATTCATATATAATCAGTTAACAGCACTACTGAATTACACAAAATTAAGATTTGAAAGAGATAAATCATATAAATCCCACTATCATGTCTTTCGATATAGAGGGCTTGTTGAACATTATGAACAAACTGGGATCTTTGACTTAACGATAGATGAACCTTGGAAAACAGAGATGTTACGGTTTAAAACCAACTGGAATAATGAGATAGGTAAATCATACGAAAATGTGATTCGTGAGCAAATAGAATACCTAGAACAATATAGAGATAAGGTGATTAATAATGGAATGGGATAATATATTAATTCTATTCAAACTTGAAAATCTAATCTATTGGATTGTTTCGATAATAGTCATTATTATGACAACAATTAGACAGTTCAATAAGCAAGATAAAAAGAAAGATACACAGGGAAAGAAGATACTAACTAACCTAGATATCATTGAAAAACAGAATGGGAAAATACTTGATAAACTAGATGATCATAGTCAGGATATTAGAAGCATTAAGAAAGATGTTTCCGTACTGGAACATCGTGTTAATAGATTAGAAGAATCACATGTGAATTTATACAAAGAGGATTGACAAGGAGGAAAAGAAGTAATGGAATCATTATATATTATAATCATAGCATATGCAGTAATTATCACTGTTGTGTATTTAAACGAAAAATTCAAACAAAACAAAGACATTAAACAAGTAATAGAAGATGTGAAATCGGATTTACAGGAGACAGCATCAAACATTGGTGAACTAGTTGTTAAGTCAAAAGAGATTATCTTTGATTCGCAGTTCACTGATGCAATTAAAGAGTTTATCTTGATTGTAGAAGAGAAGAATACAATAGCAAAAGATAAAGGACAAACATTCCTTAAAGGTGATGAGAAGAAACTTGAAGTCTTAAGACGTACTACTGATTGGGTAGCAAACCTCACAGGTTCAACAGATGAAGCATTATCCTTCATTGAAAACAATAAATCTAAGGTAGATAAAGTAATTAACGATTTTGTTGCTTTCTCTAATAAAATGGAAGGTAAGAAATCCTTATCAGAAGCTGAAAAAATCATAGAGAAAAAACTCAAGGAAAATAACTAGATATAAGTTGCTATAGTGACTTTATTTAGGTAACATGTGTACTAACAAAAAAGGAGATGATGAAAGTGTTAAACCAAGTAATTTTAGTAGGAAGAGTAAAGAAGATAGATAAACAGGCAGGTATTGTAACAATCAATGTGACGAGAAAGGATGAGGGATCTGCAGACTTGATTCCAATCACATTATCAGAAGGATTAACTGAGACTGTAAATGAATACTTGAAAGAGGATTCAACAATAGGAGTTAAGGCATCAATTCAAGTTGACAACAACTTTATGCTAATCATTGGTGAGAAGATAACATTTATTAACACCAAAGAGAACTAGACCTCAGAAATTGAGGTCTTTTTTTGTTGTCTATGTTATAAATTAATTAAGTAATTAATGAAAGTGGAGGTATGGTATGATTTGGGTATGTGATGTTTGTTATGAAAAAATGGAAGTTGAAGAGGGATCAATGGACAGAAAAAGGGTATATTGTCAACACTGTGAGAATGAATTCTATGTTGATGATGATGATGAATGTATTAATGAATTTGAATCTACTGATGATAGTGATTTCGAGTTTGAATTAGCTGATTTCTGTAGCGGTGGAGATTTAACAGAAGACTAACCATTAATTTTTTAGAACCTACTTCCTTGCAGGTTCTTTTTTACTTGCATGAGTTACAGTCAAACGTATTGCACTTTATGTATAAACTTTCTTTTCATGAGTTACAGTGGGGATGTACTGCAGTTATGGTATGGAGATTTGTGTGATTCATTCAGATTTGGATTCTAGAAAATCTTTATATTCAAATAAGATTCCATGAGTATCCAAGTATTGCTGTCTAGTGGAATCTTTAATTTCGTGACAGATGATTTCTATTTCATAATCATACCAATCACATATTCGATTAATCAATTTTTTTGAGTACTCTATATTGTTGCGTTTAATTGCCTTTTTCATTGCAACTATACTACCCAATATGTATATGTTGTCAGTGTATTCCAAAATTAGTCTTACTGAACCGTCAAATCTAGATTTTAATTTATCATGTTTCATTTCTAATCCTCCTCATTACTTTATATGGTTATTATATTAAATGATCTCAAATTTTAACACCGCATATATGTCGCATTTGCGTAAATATAAAGACAAATATGTATATTGATGTTATAATTTATAATTGAGAGTTGATGCTTAATGAGTAAAAAAGAAAGCGTAACTATTTAGTTTAGTGATCAAGAATGGATTAACTATTTATGCAAAAAGAAAATGAGATATGAAAAATGAAGTAGGTAATTCCTTAGTTCGAAATTGAAGTAGGAAAGAGGGAACTGAATGTTTGATATAGATATAGACAATATACCTGTGGAAGTAAAAAAAATGATTTGTGGTAAAGTTTTAAACTATGCATCAAGATTATTATGGTTAGATGAACTGAAAATTGAGTATCGAGAAAGTGTGTTTTTTAGTAATCCGCATATTGATGCGATTTTTGTCAAAGAGTATTTTCTAATCTTTATTAATGTTGAATGGTTAGAAAGAGCTGAGTTCTTTGATTTAGTATCTTGTGTTCTTCATGAAACAAGACATGCTTACCAATATGCTCAAGTTGAATTTAAAGATTATATGGAGTATAAGGAATCTGATGAAATCATAGCGTTATGGAAAAATGAGTTTGAGAGTTACAAGCCCTCAACTGGGAATATACATAATGATGCGGATTATATTCAGCAAGCGATAGAAATTGATGCTATTGCATTTGAAAAGGTTATGATGAAAGACTTGTTAGATGCTGATATTGTTGCGCATGAGTTAATAAGAGATGAAGTTGATAGAGTCAAAATCGTATTAAATGAAACACAATTACACTAGAAGCACTTTTTATAGGTGCTTTTTTTATTACGAAAAATTATGTAGATAAAGTATAATGGATATAAGGAGTAAAGTAGTTAATCAACCTTGAGTTAATTGGATATGCTTGAAAACAACTATTTATAACACTTATTTTAGGTAACTAGGTATTTGGTTAACAACTAGTTGATACAAATATAATTGACAATGATATATAATGGAATTATCAAAAGGAGGAGTAAGTATGGATAACAAAAAAATTGGAGAGTTTATTAAAAAATTAATGCAAACAAAAGGGATGAATCAAGAGGACTTAGCTAAGGCGATTGGAATAAGTCCACAAGCTGTCTCAAAGAGTTTAAACGGAGTAAACACTTTTGACATAGCTAATCTACAAATTATTTCTGAATTATTCAAAGTTACCATTGATGACTTGCTTAAAGGTAACTTAAATACAAGTACAAGTTTTATGACAGACCAGGAACGAATAGTAAGGTTAGGGATTAGGGCTGTTGAGAGTGCTGAACCAAGTATGCTAATGAAATATGATGAAAAAGAAAGATGTATACTACATTATGCAATTGAACAAGAGAGTGCTGAAATAATAAAATTTATTGTTAACAAAGGTTATTTTAGGAAAGATTATGGACATTATATAGTGGACACTAATCGTTTATCAAAAAACATAATCAAGATTCTGATAGATAATAATATGCAGGATACACTATTAAGTTTTCTTGAGCTTTCAAATCTAAGGTTTGATAACTATTTGGATATAAATTCTAAATGTATTCTTGATTGCTCTGAATTATGGTTGATTGAGAATGAGAAAATTTTAGACAAGCTATACTATAAACATACTGGTTCATCAGATCATCCAAATGGAAGAAAATTAATTAATCTAGATATGGCAGTTAGATATAACAATGAAAAAATCATAGATGTATGGATTGAACTATACTCAATTGTAAAACAGGGATGGCCTAAACTACCAGGGTTAGAAGTTGGGATTAAATATAACAATGTTAAGTACATCAAAAGATTGTTTGAGGTAGTGAAAAAGAATCAGAGACTCAGAAGTGTTAGAAGTAATATCGATGTATATGAAGCTTATCATTCAAGTGAAGAGTTATTTGAGTTCTTCATAAGTATCAAAGATGCTAAAGATATTTATCTTAGTTTATCTAACTTGAATAAACTGATGACTGAATTTTTCCATAATAAGGAGTTTGATAAACTAATGAAATATAAGAGTATTGCTTCAGTTCCATCAGATGTATTAGATAAAGTAGATATGGAAAAAATTAAATTAAATGAGTTGTTCTATTTATTTGCATCAGGTGGAATGCCAAGTGTTCAATATAATAATGAAACTTCAGTTAACAATTATGTTGCTATTGTTAATAAAATAATTTTAAGACTTACTAAAGAGTTAGTAGATAAAGAGAACAAATTGGAAGGAGGTGCATGATGGGAAAACGTGGTGGTGTTTCATCAAATACTCATACCAAACAACAATTAGATGATTATGCGAATCAGAATAATCCTAATAACCAAGCACATCAAGACGACAATGATAATCATTCTGATCAATTAAACCCAAACAACGATGAATACAAAGGTGAAGACAAAGATGACAAGTAAAACTTGTCTCTTTTCTTTTAGTTGAGATAATTGTAATATACATACTGCAGAAAGGAATGATAATATGTGTATTGCAATTTATGGTAGAGTATCTACCGATAGACAAATTGATAAAGGGTTTGGGTTGGATGTTCAAAGAAAAGAACTCATCACTGAAGCTGAGAGTAAAGGCTTAAAGTATAATGAGTACATCGATATGGGAATAACTGGTACATCAATGAAAAAGAGAAATGAACTTCAAAGGTTATTAGCAGATGTTAAAGAAGGTATAGTGTCTGAAGTGTGGGTAACTAAGCTTTCTAGACTAGGACGTAATACTAGAGATGTGCTTAACATTATTCATGAGCTTGAAAAGAATAATGTTGTATTTAAGTCACTCAGAGACGGAATTGATACATCAAACTCCATGGGAAAAGTGATGTTACAGTTCATGAGTATTGTATCGGAAATGGAAAGAGATATAATTATTGAAACAACCAAGGCTGGATTAGATTATAGAGCATCAATAGGTAAAATCTATGGTTGTTCCCCTGTGTTAGGTTATGACCGAATTGGTAGTGGAAAGACATCATACTTAGATGTCAACGACAGAGAAGCCAAAATAATTAAACAGATATTCAATCTTTACTTAAAAGGTTATGGGTATAAGGCAATATGTAATGAATTGAACTATAAAGGGAAACTAACAAAAAAGGGAACTTATTTTTCGATAAATACAATAAAAAATATTCTATCAAATCCCTTATATGTGGGAAAAATAAGATATAACTTATTCAAAGATTGGAGCACAAAGAGAAGAAAGGGAAAACAATCAAATGAAGATTTAATATTAGTTGAGGGTTTGCATGAACGCATAATATCAAAAAGTAAGTGGTCTAGAGTTCAAAAGAAGATGGAAAGCAACAAAACTCATAGAAGAATTAGAACATCCAATTATTTACTAGCGGGACTAATAAGGTGTCCAGATTGTGGTGGTTTAATGGTAGGAGTAAAAGGCAATTATAAAAGTGGATATATGAAGTATGCCTATTATTACTATGTTTGTGGAACCTATCATAATAAAGGAAGAGTGGTATGTAATAGCAATTCTGTTAAAGTAGAAAAGACTGATAATGTTATTTTGCAATCCTTAAGATTCTTTCTTAAAGGATTAGCACTTAATAAAAACAATGAGTTATGGATTGAATATATGCTCAAAATTATAGAATTAGAAGATAGAATGGAAGTAAAGAAATTCCTACGAGTATTTGTTGTGGAAATTCAATTTAACAAACAATCAAAAGAGATTAGCAAAGTAACTTTTAACTATGAAGAAGATGTATTTGAATTGCTAGGTATTAGATACTCAGAGAAACAAAGAAAAAATATGTTAAAATGTTTTGAAGATTTTGGTATAATTTACTAGAGGAAGTGGTAAATATGAAACATTTAACATTTGATAATGAAAATGTAATTATGGAATTTTTTAGAGATCCTGAAAACAAAGTTTTGGCATTTCCACAAGGAGAAGAATTACTGAAAACTTTTATATCAATAAATGATGAAAAGCAATGGAGTGAGTGGATTGACTCGTCTAGTAAAGATGCTCCACCACCAGATTATTACAATGAAAAAATGAAACTGATGATGGATGTAATGAGGTTTGACGATCAGCAAAGTATTGATTGTAAGAAGCATCCAACTAAATCGAGAGAATCAAAACTTAGGAAAGAGATAGAAGAGTCTGGGTGGATGGATATATTACCTAACGTCAAGCATGTGTTTATAAATGGAGTAAGTGATTTACCTCAGAATGAAGATCATAATTTTACCAGATACAGGGGGAACTTTACTAGAGTTATTGAGAACCACTCTAGCAAAATCAATAATTACAAAAAGAACCATCCAGGATATAAGTTGATATTTTTTGTATTTGATGAATCCAGTTCTATCTATGCTGATTCAAATCATAATCCAAAATCTAGTTTTATGATCCAAGGAAAACCACACATTTGTTTTCTTGATAGACAGATGGTAGATGTAATAAAGAATTGTGGAGCGGATTACTTAGTGTGGTTTAAACCATATAACTCATTTGTAACTATTAAAGGTATCAATGATGGCTTACCAAAAATTGTCATGTATGATATAAAGAAAATGGAAGTTGATACAATAGATTATACTAACAAAAAAATGATTAGCTTAGAAGGGTGATGAAGATGCAAAAGAAAGAATATTTGTTTAAAACTTTATCAAGAACGAAAAGGAAAGATGATGAGAACTTTGTAATTAATTCAATTTATAATTTAGTAAATAACTATGAATTAAAACCAGTAACGCAACAGTATGTTAACTGTGGTGATCAATGGTATTTAATTGATTTGTTCTTCCCTCAAATTAATGTAGGAATCGAAGTGGACGAAGAGGGACATATAACTCAAATTGAAAAAGACCAAATTAGATCCGATCAAATTGTAAGCGCTATGAAATATGAAGATAGAAACGACTTTGTAATTGAACGTGTTCAAACACATAGTAATAATATTACTGATGTAGTGAATCAAATAGAGAATATTGTTGCACGTATTAACAATCGTATTTTCAATCTTGAGAAACCATTACATTGGGTTTCTAGAGATGAGCAACGAGTAAAAATAAGAAATAAGAATGAATTATCTATTTATGATGATATTACCTTTTATAGTATTACTCAGACAATTAATGATTTGTTCGACTGGGGTAGAAAAAGTAGTGGTGGACCATCAAGGGGATATTTCAAATATAAGCATGACAGAAGTATGAACTTATGGTTTGCCAAAAGAAATATTTTTAAGAAAGATAAGGAATTAGCAATTTCAGGATATGTCAATCGTCTTTCTCGTGACGGTAAAGAGATACTAGAATTTCCAGAGAATGCGAATGAGGTTGAAGCTGTTGTTGGAGAATCATTCAATGAAAATACTGATGACATCAGAATAACATTTTTAAAGTATAGAAATAACCTTGGAGAAGATGGGTATAAGTTCGTTGGAATTTTCAATCGAGTAGGTTGGGTAGCAACCTCATTTAACGGAAAAATTGTACGAGCTGAAAGGTATGTTAGAATATCTGAAAAAATGTCTCTACCGGAAAGAGATGCATTTGCAGAATATCCTAATGTATATAAAGAGTTCTAGGAGTACTGAAATTTAGACAGGGGTTCAAATCGCCGATTCAAAAAACGGAAAAGGGCAGAATAAAATATAAAAAAGGACCTATGTGGTCATAAAATAAATTTGAGTATCAACTTAAGTTTTAATCTATACACTAAAAGTTACTTAATAGCTCCAAATCTACACTCTGAGTGTATAAAAAAATGCAACACGGTACGTCAGGTGAATGCAACACGGTACGTCAGGGTCAAAAATCGAAAGCAACTCGGTACGGACAAGACACTTATGAAAAGTATTGAAGTTATTGTACCAAGAGTTTTAGTGAAGAAACATTATCCACATCCTGAATTTTATGGAGAATCAATTGTGGAACTAAAAAATGGAATGGATACAGATATCTATACTGATGAAGATGGATATCTATTTACCATTACAAATGAAGAAGAGTTGATTGAATACCTACAAGAAAACTATATAGATGATCAAGAGATTATTCTTGAGTCCAGTCAACTTAAGCTTAGAAGCATTAATCATCATGACACTGATCTATTGTTTGATTGGTTTAATCAAAAGACAAACTACACTTATAATGATTTAGGATTAGACAAAGATAGTGTCATTACTTACATTTCTCATTCAAGAACCGTATATTCACATTTGTTTATGATAAATGTTAATGGGATTGATTTAGGATTAATTGGTTATACAGTTATTGATGGAGTAGCAATTATTAATCTTGAAATTTATCTTAAAGACAGGATAAAGGATTTTGGGATTGATGAAACAATAAGACTAATTATGGATTATATTTCTAAAAACTATGATATTCAGAAATTTCAAACAATTGTCTTTAGTGATGATGAGTATTCAAAGAAGATACTATTTAGAAATGAATTTAAATTCATAGATGATGATTATGAGTTTGCTGTATCATTTGAAGACATAAAAAAAGGCTTTCTTTTTGAGAAAAACACATAGGATAGCATTTGTCTCTTTTGACAAGAAATTAAAAGGTTAAAAATTAGGTGTGAAGTTTATGCACCTTTTTTTATATCCACGAATCGTAGATATATTCTTAGTTGAGTAGACTAAATCCTATATGAGAGGACACTATAAGTAGACTGATAATTCATTGATTTTTGACTACAAAAAATATAAAATAAGAGTAATGAGAAATAGGGAGGAATGAGAATGAGTAACTTTTCAATTAGATTACAAGAGTTAAGAAATAAGAAACAATTGACTCAAAAGCAATTAGCAGATTTACTTGGTGTTACAGATAAAGCTATTAGTAAGTGGGAGAACGATGGTGGTATGCCTGAAATCACAATTTTACCTGAAATTGCAAAAGTATTTAATGT